ATCTACACTACAGCCGGCACATAGATATCACGGGAAAAATGTTGTTGCAATTCATCTAAAGAAAGGTGGATTTAGATGTTGTTGTGTTGACGACCCAAGTCCAAGCACTTTTGAAATTCCGGATGGAACGTTATCTCCGTTATGTGGTAAATGGCACAATGAAAAATTTGTAGAAAAAGAGCAGCAGCCAGCCTGGTGGAGCGAGGAAGATGAGAAGATATTAAATCGCATTGTTTTCAATTTGGAAACACACTGTCCAATTACTCCATTCGAACAGATTAACTGGCTCAAAAATCTTCCCTATCGTTTTTCATTATCTTCTTGGGGAGAGGAAATCAGAGATGCCTTTTTCGGCGTAGAGCGAAATTGGAAACCCAGCGACGAGCAGGTGGATGCACTAAAAGAAGCATCAACAAGCTGGATGAATGAGAAAATGGGAAATATGAAAATTCTTGAATCTCTCTATGAACAACTCAGAGCATTGTAATATGAATAAAAATAGAAAAAGGAAGTTGTTTGAGAAACTAAAAACACAGCTTGGGTTTCGGATATCGAATGAGTGGGCGTTACGACAAAAAAATAAAAACAAATTAAAATGCATTTCCCGTTAATACGACTCGAAGAGATTGATAGACCGGTCGAGGATTGGGATGTCAATGTAGATTATGACGATGCAAGAATTCTTGAACATACAGATTATTGCGGAGAGATATATAGTGAAGAAGAAAGAAAGCGAGTAATCAATTCTGAATGGTTGTCTGAATTATTCGATGGTATCGCAACTTTGGACAAAGAAAAAGAAACGATTACATTCTTGAATCCGGATACAATCGAAACAACATTGTCAAACTACTATATTCATCTTACTTCTGACCTACACATTGAAGCATTAAAGAAAAAGGTTAAGGCGTATAACCTATATTCGGCAGCTAATTATTATAAAGACTGTTGGAGCTTGTTTAATATCGGTGAGTGGTGGCAAACATCTATGGATTTTATGGATGATGCACATTGGCATGCCGGAGAAACCTGGAGAATTGGAAACATATTTGATGCACATATATGATACAGTACGATGAGCTTCCGTTTCTAACGGAAAATAAAGATGCGTCTGAGATTGCATTAATGTACGAAGACTTATGTGATAAACGAACTATATTCCGCGAATCATGCAAGAACTTCATTTTCGATTTTATTCCAGATTGGGCGTCAGAAGATGATCCATATGAATGCGACTTATGTTTTGAAACATGTTTAGAGTGTTGGAAAACACAAAGTATTAATGCAATATGGAGAGACGAAAATGGTAATTTAGCTTTTGACATCGATAATGGCGTTGGAGTTGATTACTTCCGTGATGAAGAACTATTACAAATCGTAGAACAACTCGATAAATCATAACAATATGAATTGGAAGTTTTTGTACGACGAAGAAGTTTTCGATGAGGCGCCCAATTATATGGGTATCATTTCCAACGGTGAAAAGGTTTTGTTCTATCACGGGCAGACGACAGATTTTGAAAATAATGTTGAGACATTCAATGTCTATGAATGCCTTCAAGATTTGTTTGTAACTGGGGAATCAATTCTTTCTTTTCATTGGAGCGCCGAGAATGAGGAGAAATTCATTAATTTCTTGAATTCACTTCCGGGAAATGGAAATTTATCTGAAATACGAAGGTTTAATCCAGATGATTGGAAATGAAAGATTATCTTGTGACATTGTATTACGAGACACATATTGATGTTTCCGTAAGAGCGAAAAACGAAGAAGAAGCAATCGCCAAAGCATATAAGAAAGTTGATGCAATGGAATATCAGAAAATGCTTCTTGAAAATTTAGAAACAGAGAATTCTCCTTATCCTGAAGTGGAAGAAATATAATTAATAAATTATGCCTAATTGGTGTGTAACTAACTGGAAAATCAAAGGCTCGGAAGAAGATGTCCGGGCCTTTGTTGATATTATAAATGATTTACCCAACCGTCCAGATGTTGAAGAGAACGGCTTTGGTAAATATTGGCTTAAGAATCTTGCCGTTGCTCTTGGTGTAGATCCTGATACGTGTGACAACCTTCGTGGTTGTATAGATACTGATTCTGGTCTATGTGCATCTTGGGTTTTTCCAGAATCGGACGAAATGGAAAAACTAGAATCAAATATTTTAGACGACGGAAATGCAATTGCTGCTTTTTCTACTTCTTCCGCTTGGAGTATGCCTGATTGGTTAGCGAATTATCTTGAAGACAGATTCGAAATTGGCTATTCCGCTACGGACGAATTCGGTAATTTCCATATCGTTTACAATACGAATCTCTTTCCGTGGGTTTATGAGTTGCATGCGGAAGATTTTTGGGAAGAATATAAGATTGGCGAAGAAGATAAAGTAATCAAAGACCTATGTCGTATTCTCGAGATTGACGAACCCGGGCAGAAAAACAGAAAAACGCTTAAAGAGCTTGTCAGCACGCATCAGGACGAAATTTATGATAAGGAAATCGAAATGATTATCTATGACATAGAATAATATGAAAATAGCGGTATTAAACCATATAGATGGGTCGGTTGATATTCTGGACACAGACATTCAGCCGACCTTTGAGTTTGATTGGGAACTTTGGTTGTCCAAGCAAGGCTATCATCTCTCTTCTTGTTCATGGATGATAGATGTTAAGAACCTTTCATTTCGAGATGTGAAAAATCAGTAAAACATTTTTGTTTTATATTCTGAAAATCACTATCTTTGAAAACGTGGAAGACTATAATGGAGCGCATTGCCCCATAGAATTTCCATTGATACAGATATGAACCAGATAGAGGATAAAACCAAATTCTGTATAAGGTACCTTATCGACAAAGGTATTGAACCTGATATATATCAAGCGCTATATAATGGCATAATTGAACCCAAACTCTCTTATGCCATTATAACGCTTGATGAGGACTTCTTTACGAAGGCGGCGCAAGGCTTGTGGAATCTTTGGCCCAGAGGCAAGAAAGATGGCAAATTTGACTGGAAAGAGAGCGTACCTGTATTGCGTGACAGATTGATGTTCATCTGGAAGGAAGAGAAAATTACTGATAACTATACCGTCGATGATATTCTCGAAGCCGGAAGGAAATACACGGCACAGTTTGAGCACGCCTCCACTAAGTTTATGCAACTTCTTAAGTATTTTATCTTCAAGCAAAAACCTATTGGCGTGAACGAAAAAGGTCTTATCAAGATGTCTTATGAATCTACGCTTGTAAAGATGCTTCAAGATAAAAAGCATGAAGAGAAACAAGAATCATTTGAAGACTTTGTAATATGACACAAGAAGAAAAACAACTACTACTAAAAGATCTTTGTGCAAGGTTGCCTTATTTAGAAAATTGGGTACAGCATGCTGATAAGGACTATGTTGTTACCGGCTATGGGCATGGTAGAGTTTCATTATTATCAAATATATTCTCATCTGCTGTTGGGCCTTGCCCTTTAATTGAAGAAATCAAGCCCTATCTCCGTCCAATGTCAAGTATGACTGAGGAAGAATACCTAAAATACAGCGAAACAAGAGATTGGAGGTATGTTGATGATGACCATTACGAATATTTTGACACACTTGAAACCTTTGATTGGCTTAATGAACATCATTTTGACTATCGTGGACTGATTCCTATGGGACTTGCTCTTGAAGCACCTGAAGGAATGTATAAAACTGAATAAAAATGATTTCAGAACATAATCCATCAACATTTGTTCAGATTACACAGGAAGAATATGAGGCTTATGGATTAGTGTTGGATGATTTGAAGAAGACTTCGGATGTAATCAATAATCTTGAAAAGCGCAGACAGAATGTGCTTAGAGGTGGTGTAAACTGTATCCCATTCCCATTCAAGAGATTCAGAAGCGAAGTGCCTGGCGTAGAACAAGGACAATATGTAGTTGTTACCGCAAATGCGAAATGCGGGAAGACACAGATAACTGATTTCTTGTATGTGTTCAACGTATTAGATTATTGTTTTGCACATCCTAAAGAATGTTCTGCCCATATTATGTATTTCGCCCTTGAAGAATCCGTCCAGCGAATCATAGAGAGATATATGTGTTATCTGCTCTATAAACTGGATGAGATTCGTGTTGCGCCTGCCGATCTTCGTTCTACATCATCCGATTTCCCTCTTGATGAGAAAGTAATAAAACTACTTAAGAGCGACAAGTATAAAGAACGCCTTGATTTCTTTGAGAAATGCGTAGAATTTGATACGGAAAATACGAATCCTACGGGCATTCTTCGAAGTTGTGAAGCCTATGCAAAGAAAGTCGGCAAGTATAAATCGCATAAAGAAAGGGCCAATGGAGGACTGTCTGATAAACTTGTAGATGTATTCGATTCTTATGAAGATAACGATCCGAATCATTACAAGATTGTCATCATTGACCATATTGGCTTGGTAGACAAGGAGCAGGGGTTCAAGACGAAAGATGCGGTAGATAAGATGAGTGAGTATTTCGTCAAGTATCTGCGCAACCGTTATCATTTTACTTGTGTGGCCATTCAGCAGCAGGCTTCGGACAGTGAAGGTCTTGAGGCTATCAAGGCAAAGAAGATGATGCCTACAGCCGCTACGTTGGGAGATTCAAAATACACTGCTCGAGATGCCAATCTCGTTCTTGGTCTGTTTGATCCGAGCAAATTCGGAATGAAAGACTTTGCAGGATATATAATACAGGATGAGAATGGTTATGGAGTCGGTTCAAACGGACGATTCATGAAAGTGATTGCAAATCGAGATGGCGAGATGGGGGGCATTTGTTCGTTGTTCTTCGACGGCGCGGTCTGTAATTTTGAAGAGCTACCCAGGCCCAATGATCCGGATATAGAAAAGTATTATAACAAAACCAAGGAGCTGAAAGCTAATCGGCTTCAGCGAGTAAATACAATCAAGAAAGTCTTATCATTTTTCATTTTAACACTATTCAAAAATAATTAGTATGCCCAAAAGAAAATTTGATCTTGCTCTCGTTAAGAAGATTCTCATGATGAAGCACAATGGCTACAAGTATTCTGAGATCGGTAAGGAACTGAATCTTACCAGCAAGCAGGTAGAAAACATCTGTACTCGTTATCGTATTTCAGAGATGAAGAATGCCGAAAAGAAGGCAGCGTCTAAAGAGAAAGAACCAAACTTCCCCGTCGAACTTAAAGTTGGCGATGTCGTTCTTGGTACGATTACGCCGGCGAAGGTCGACGAACCGGAAAAGAAGGAAGTCGTTAAGCCGGAGAAGACTCTTAACGATTTCTCCGTTCGTGAAATCCTGAAATTCCTCTATGAAAAAGGCTATCGCATTGAGAACAACTCTCTGTATTGCCTTATCAAGAAGCCTGTTCAGTTGAATGAAATTTTAGGTTTGTAATTATGGCAAAGACAATTCTTATTTGCGGAAAAACCGGTTCGTCTCCACCTCGACGTGCTTGCAAAAATGAGAAGGAACATCCTATCGAATATAAGGCTTGGAGAAACATGCGTTCAAGATGTAATTCAAAATCATATTACGAACGTAGAAATTATCAAAAGAAAGGAATCAAAGTTTGTGAAAGATGGAATTCTTTTGAAAACTTCTTTGCCGATATGGGGCCAAGGCCAGACAAATGTTCTTTAGACAGAATCGACAACAACGGTGATTATTGTCCAGAAAATTGCAGATGGGCCGATAATAAAACACAAAAACGCAATAAAGATTTGTTGGCTTATTATACGCATAATGGCAAAACGCAATGTTTAACTGCCTGGGCCGAAGAATATGGAATCCGCAAAAAGATTCTTATCCGAAGAAGAGAAGATCATCCGGACTATACTTTAGAACAGCTTCTCGCCTTAGAAGATTGGAGAAATAAACCAATAACTTGGAACGGGAATCAATATACTCGTTCTCAACTTGTGAAGAAGTATAATTTAACACAGAAAGCGTTTGATGCAAGACTTGAAAGGGGTTGGACATTAGAACGCGCATTATTAACACCAATACAAAAGAAAAATGGCAAGAACAATATTAGTGGCAGGTAAAACTGGCTCCGGCAAAACAACTGCCGCCAGAACGCTGAATCCGCAGGAGACCGTGATCCTGCGCGTAATCAATCGAACCCTTCCGTTCAAGTATGAAGGTATCTATAGCAAGGAGCAGAAGAACATGTTTTCTACGCCGAGCTATGATGAAGTCCTGAAGGCTCTTGCGTGGATCAATAAGCAGGAGAATGTCAAGAATGTAATCATTACCGACGGAACATACATTATTCGCCAGGAATATTTCAAGCTTGCCAACCAGAAGGGATATGACAAATATACTGGTTTCGCCATGCATATGCAGCAGATTCTGAAAGGAATTCAGGAACTCCGTGACGACATCAAAGTCTTCATGGAATACCATGTTGAGAATATCATGAACGAAAACGGTGTCATCGAATACAAGCCTTCTACCGTCGGAAAACTTTTAGACTCGCAGTATAACATCTTGGAGAATGTCGACATCGTTCTGTTTACGAATATGAAATACGAAGACAACGGAATCACTTATGGATTCGTAACGAATCGTATGCTTGACAGAAACGGCGCTGAAATTCCGGCCAAGTCCCCGATGGGTATGTTTGACGAGATGTTTATTCCCAACGACCTTGCTTTCGTGGCGAAGAAGATTGACGAATATTACGGATAGTATGACGCGTGATGAATTGCAAGTATCGGCGGCGCGTAGACTTTATCAAGACAAAAGACTTATATGTCAGTGGGCAACGGGATGTGGTAAGACTAATGTTGCGCTACAATTCCTGAAAGCTCTTCCAGGAAAGGCTCTGATTCTCGTGCCGGAACAAGATAATATCAAGAACTGGTATGCCGAATTCGAGAAATTCCACGTGGATTCAACTGATGTAGAAATCGCCTGCTATGCTTCAATTCATAAGTATCAGAAAACCTCATGGCATTTGTTGGTCGTTGACGAAGCGCCACATGTAGATACAATATTGAAAGAGGCATATCTGTCTACGATAAAGGCTACATATGTGCTCGCCTTGGGTGCTTATCTTCGGGATGAAGAGAAAGACACGCTGGAAAGAATCTACGGTAAGTTCACCATTTGGACGATAAACCTGAAAGCTGCCATCGGTGCCGGGTTTATTCCTACGCCATCTGTGCGAATTGTACATATGGAACTGGATAAACAGAATAGGAAGTATATGACCAAATTCGGCAAGGCTACTGCGTGGGAGTTATACAGCAAAATCGATGATCAGGTTAAGAATGCAGTAAATGCATATAACAACCAGGCATCCGAATGGGCGAAGATTGCCATGCAGAGAGCAGGATCAGAACGCAAGAGAGTGTTAGGTATGTTGAAGGAAGATTGCGTTGGTATTGTCTGCGAAAAGTTGAAAGAGAAAGGCAAACGATTCATCTGTTTCTGCTCTTCGATTGCATCGGCAAAGAAGCTGGGCGGTGAGTTGGCTTATACATCCATGACTCCGAAGTCACAGAAGATTCTGGAGCGATTCAACAACCACGAAATCGACCAGCTTTATGTGGTCGGCAAGCTCATCGAAGGACAGAACCTGAATGACATCGAATGCGGCATTCTTGGAAGTATCGGCAATTCAAATCGAATTACGATTCAGTCCATCGGACGAGTTCTTCGAAGCAATAATCCGATTATCTATGTGCCCATAATCGACAATACAAAAGACGAGAGTTTTCTGTACACCGTAACTAACAATGTTCCAAAGGAATACATTCAACATTATAAATTATAAGTAAATCATTTAAATATTAGTACCAAAATGTTTGAAGCTGATAATAAAGAGAATCCGATTGTGAAAGGAATTCTTGATAATCTGTCAAGCGCAATCGATACGTTGAAAAACGAAATCGCTAATATCGAAGAAAGCTATAAGAAGAAGCTCGAAGTAGCCAAAGCGCACCTTGCCGCTTGTCTGGAAGAGACCGAGAAGCAGTATGAATATTGGTCTAATCTCGGTGAGGGTAATATGCCGGTTGCCGCCCCCAAGAAGCGTCGTTCCCGCAAGACTGCGGTAGAGACCATTCTGGAATCCGAACCGGTAGAGGAGAAGGAAGATGTCGTTGTTGACGAAGAGGCTCCTGTCGCAGAAGAGAAGCTCGTTGACGATCTTCCGTTCGCCGAGGAGGAAGCTGTTATTGATACGGAGGCTGTCGCCGAGAGCGAAGAAGTCAAAGTAGATGCTGCTGACGACTGGGAAGAGAACACCGAGGCAGAAGCCCAGGAAGATAAGTCCGATGATAATGATGGCTGGGGCGATTTCCCCGCAGAGTGGAAGTAATTATGGGATATTATACTGATTATTCGCTCTATATCGAAGGCGACGAGAACTTGCAAAAACAGTTCGGCAAGGAGTTGTTCGAGATGAGCAATAATGATTCTGATATTAAATCGCTTCTTGACGGGTATTCTGTAAACGCCAAGCTGTATGATATTTGTGATTGGATTGATGCGCTTGCGCCAAAGTATCCCGAATTGTTAATCTGTCTTAGAGGTAATGGCGAAGGCGACGACGATTCATGGGAAACGCGATGGAAGGGCGATGAGGAAGAAACGCAAACGGCTATAATCCCTCCGTTTGAAAATCCAAATTTGTTTAATAAATACGATAAAGTATAAAATTATGATCGAGAATTACAATGAAAGCAAAACTACCGAAGCCGTAGAATACAAGAAGTATATCGGTGTCGGTTCTGTGAATGTTCTGTGTGTCAATCCGAACAATGCCAAGCTTGCGATGTATGGTTGGAACGTTCCGGATGGAGCTGACGAGCCGCAGTATATCTTTGTCAGGGAGCGTGATGGAAAACCCACGACGTCCACGAAGATTCGTCTGCTGGTTCAGCTTCAGGATCTGGAAGACAAACCTATCGTTCCGCTTGATTTCTGGATTAGTAACGAGGTTTCCCAGAATGCTGATGGTACGAAGGGCAAGGTAATTGATTCCTTTGGTCGTACCGCATGGGGAACTCGCGAGGAAATCAAGGCCCATCAGATTCCGAGGTATAAGAACGGCGAAGCTAATATCAGTTCTGATTACCGGATGTGTCATCGTGGCGAAGACAAGCTCGTGACCTTTATCTTCAAGTATCTCAATATTACGCCGCTTCAGGTCTACAGTCAGACCGCAAATGGCTATGTGGATACCAAGAATCCCGGTAAGTTCGCGTTCGATAACTGGCAGAAGCTCTGCGATGGTGATGTGTCCGAGCTTGAAGGCTATCTGCGTCTCCAGCCCAAGAATCAGGTCAAGGTTGTCTTCGGCGTTCGCACCAATGATGAGAACAAGACTTATCAGACATTCATTGACGACAAGTTCATCGGTAACAATTCCAAGCCGGACAAGAATACCGGTGAGTATAACATCGCCAAAAACATTATGCAGAAATATTTCGAGAGTCATCCGAATTCTACAGATACCTTCAGCGCAGCGCCCGTCAAGGAATGGACGCAAACTGCTACTGTAGACATTAAGGATAATTCCGGAAGCATGTTCGATGACGACGGTAATTTCGCTGCCGATAGCAAAGATCCTTGGGATGATTTGCCTTTGTAGCAAATGATTACCTCAACGCATGCAACAGAGATTCCGATATATCGTGAGGATATTTCATTATCTGACAAGGACATTCTTACGAGATATTTGGACATCACAAAGGTTCCGTGCTCCATTTCCTCTCCGCTCAGGGATGACGACCACAACCCGTCGTTCTCCCTGACGGAATGGAATGGAAAAGTCTTCTGGTATGATTTCGGAACCGGAGAGCACGGGACGACCATAGATTTGATGATGCGGCTGTGGGACTGTGATTATAAAGAAGCGTTGATGAAGATGAAGTTGGACGAGGGAGAGAGAATACCGCACTTCAATCTGGTCAGGAAATATAAGGGCAAGGTACACATCACTAGCAATTCCAAGATTAAAGTCAAAGTAAGAGAGTGGAGAGCATGGGATTTGGAATACTGGTCTTCTTATGGAATCTCCCAGAAGATGTGTATCTGGTGTAATGTCTATCCGATCTCACACGCCTTCTTTACACACGATGATGAGAACGGAATTGAACAGACTATCTGCGTCCCGATGGATAAATATGCTTATGCCTATTTCGAATGGAAAGACGGAATCGAGAGCGTCAAGCTCTATCAGCCGTTCTCCCAGAAGATGAAATGGCTGTCCAAGCATGACCATTCCGTCTGGGATTTATGGAAGCAGGCATTCGCTTATGCCGAGAACAAAGACGATTCATGCTGCATCATCACGTCATCCCGCAAGGATGCGATGTGTCTGTGGCAAAATCTCGGAGTACCGGCAATGAGTCTTCAAGGCGAAGGATATATCCCCAAGCCGCAGGTCATGAAACAAGTTCTTGAACGATTCAAAGCGGTTTATTTGTGGTATGACAATGATTTTACTCATACCAACGATAATCCTGGTCAGGATAACGCAAAGAAACTCATAGAGCTTTATCCTGCGCTAAAAAACATTTGCATTCCAGAACAATTTCAGAGCAAAGATCCAAGTGACTTATTTAAGAACTGGGGTAAGGTGGCAATTAAAGATGTGTGGAATTTACAAAAGTAGATTATGGCAAAGACAGAATATGAAGTTCGTGTGAATTTTACGGTGACATATACCACAGATGTCAGGGCAAGTAACCAGGAAGAAGCGCGTGAAAAAGCAGAACACTATCTTACCGAAGAATTTCGTAAGGAGTTGGATACTGGCTATCTCGGTGTAAGTGATTTTGTATATGAATCAGAAATAGTTAGACAATGACACAAAAGGAATTTAAGACACACGACTGGAGGATCGGTGAGACGTTATATAGAATCAGATATAACACATATAAACATTTCGAGATTCCGTGGAAGATTGAGAAGGTCAAAGTCAGCATACCATCCGATGGATGGATCAACCTTGAGACAAAGCACGCGCCATTTGCTTTTTCCAGCAAATGTACCGACCTCAAAGATTACTTCTTTGATTATAAATCTGCGAAACAGGCATTCGAAAGATGCAAAGAAGAATTCAAGAATGTTAGAGCGATGGTTGTCTTAGGATTGCGCATGGAATTATATGATGTTTATCGGAGATGTATCTACGATTCAAATAAGATTTTTGGCTTGTTACGAATGAATATAATGCAGTAATGGACTTTGAAAAGATATGTATGATGTTTTCCATGCAGGAACCGTTCTACGGAATTATCCTATCAAGCATGGACAAAGTTGCTGAGCCGAGATGTAGCACTATCGCCGTTGGTCGCAGGAACAATGTGTTTAAGCTGTATTATAATCCTGATTTCATCGATAAGTTCAATGTTGATACGGTTCTTGAGCTTCTGAAGCATGAGTGCTTGCATTTGGTTCTCAATCATTTCACGGCGATGAAAGACAAGGAAGAAGCCGGAGAGTCGCATGAACTATGTAATATCGCCATTGATTTGGAAGCTAATTGTTATCTTGACAGAGATAAGATGCAGAAAGAAGTTGGCGGTTGCTGGTGCGAAGATTTTGGATTCAAAAAGGAAGAAGGTTCCAGAGAGTATTTCAATCTTCTGAAGAAGAGGCTTCAGGATGAGAAACAACAGGCGCAGGCCCAGCAGCCCCAACAGCCGTGTAATGGCGGAATGGGCGGAATTCAGGAACAGAACAAGAATAAACCTCAACAGCAGAATAATAATCAAAATAAAAATGAAGAAGAACAAGAAGGACAGCAACAAGAACAGTCTGGGAATGATGCTGATGCGTTCGGGAGCGATGTTCCCGGTCAGCCTCAGCCAACGTCATCGATTACGGATGATGATTGTAAATCTCTTCCGCAAGGATTTGATGATCATTCCCAGTGGCCCACTTGCGACTCTGAGCAGCAGGCGCAGGAACTTCAGGAAGTAATCGATGCAATGCTCATTGATGCGGCTGAGGAGGTAGAGAAGAAACGGGGTACGATACCGGGCGAGGTCAGGATACGGATTGAGAAGACGAAAAAGAAACCTAAGCCGGTTGCAGATTGGCGTCGGTATGTCCGCAGATATGCGAGCCATGAATATACGGAGATTATCCGCAAATCCAAAAAGCGCGAATCTCGTCGTTTCCCCGACGCAGCGGGCAACAGACATCAGCGCAAGAGCCACATCCTCGTGGCAATTGACACGTCCGGTTCCGTATGTATGTCAGAATATCGTGAGTTCTTCGGACAGATTCTGACGCTGAAAGAAAAAGCGTCGTTTCGCGTTCTGGAATGTGATACGATTATTCAGCATGAATATGATTTTAATGGTCGGATTCCGGAAATTCTTCATGGACATGGTGGAACCAACTTTCAGCCGCCGATAGATTATTTTAATAAGCATCGAAGAGAATATGATGCGCTCATCTATTTCACCGACGGCGGAGCGCCTATCCCTAACAATACACCTAAAGAAACGCTTTGGGTCATTTCTTCGCAGGGAGACCACGACAGGAAGCGTTATCAAGTAAATGGAGCAAAAGTAGTATTTATTAAACCAACAACCAATTAAATAAATGAGAGCAGTAGAACTATCTCTCGCACACATTTGTTATCGTGTCGATGTCGATTCCATTAAGGAGGAAGAAATAGACAGTCTGATTATGTATGATAATCGTAGGCAGATTCGTGTCACCTTCTTCGGAGACAAGAAGTTGTATTTCCCGAAATGCAATGCCAAGAATATCTATAACACTATTTATTTCTCCAAGGAAGAGGCGGAGGCAGCACAAAAAGACAAACGACTGAAGATGCTCATTGCAGCGAACAAGAAAATGCAGAAGTCGCGTCTAGAGTATAATACATTACAGAATAAATATGGAACAGAATAATTTGGAACAGGAACTCTATGTTTTAGTTGGTTGGCCAGAAGTGCAGGATCTCATGGACAAGGAAGGCTTTGATGACAATGCTTTCTTTCGTGGTGATGTTGCGTTTCCAGCATATTTCGTGAATAAAAATTGGTACGATTTAGTTTGTTATCAGGATTATGCAGAGACAGTACATTAAGATTTACGATTTTGAAGCAAATGATTTGGAGGAGTTTGATGATTTTGCTGATAACGCTTATCAGATTTATGAAGATGAGGTCAGGTATTTCTATCTCGTTTCAGTAGAGTGGCTAAAACGGAATTATCAGGATTATTTAGATTTAGTAAACGAGTAATTTATGTCCGCAAATACAATTTCTATGAGTCAGGTAAAGAACCTGATTAACTATACGATTGACAATAACTTAAAACTCGCAGAAGAAGGCAAGACCCCTATTGCAGTAGGCATCGAAGCGGCTGCAGGCATTGGAAAGACCAGTATTCTTGAGCAGATTGCACAGGAGCGTAACATGAATTTCGTCAAGATTTCTCTTCATGAAATGGAGGAGGCGGGAGACCTGATTGGTTATCCAATGACCGAGTATGAGTGCCAGATTCTTCAGCGCCAGAAAGACGAGAACGGAGAATTTAAGGTTGTTGTACTTCCGAGGACCGTCTGGATTAATGCCAAGCAGCTTGAAGAGGGGCCCGGCGCAAATATGAAATTCAAGCAGACTGGCAAAACGCGGATGTCTTATGCCAAGCCCGCATGGGTTCCTGAATATAATGAGAATGGAACTCTTGTGGTCCTGGATGATTATGTGCGTAAATAATTTTTATAGTCGTCAAGAAATTATTATCTTTGTTGTGAAATGCGGATAATATGAAACGATATTGCCTTAAAGATTATATTCCTAAAGAGTTAGAGGTTTCTGGAGTTTATATGATTCAGATTGCTTCTCATATTTATATTGGAAGTTCTAAAAATATTAGAACGCGAATTGTGTGTCATCGCAAGATGTTGCGAGAACAACGGCATGTTGTCAATATGCAGTCTCAATATAATAAATATGGAGAATCGGAATTGTATGCTTCAGTTCTTGAAATTTGTGACGAATCGGCTCGTTTGCAACGAGAAGAATTTTGGATCAAAGCCTTGTCTCCCGACATGAACAGAGATAAGAAGCCAACAAGAAGACCAATATATGAGCCTTGGAATAATCCTGGAATTTCTAAAACTGTTTACAGATATAAACTTTCTGGCGAATATCTTGATTCGTTTCCTTCCGTAAAGGAAGCGCAGCGACAACTCGAAGTGAAAAGTTCTGTTCTGATTGCCGCAGCAGCAAATCCGAATAATAAAACATTCAAGTCTGCATATGGTTATCTCTGGTCATATACTAAAGTCGACAATATGCCAGTATATGAGAATCATAGTAAAGATGCGAAAAAGGTTTTGGTAATTATCAAGAACACTGAAACCAACGAGGAATTTGAATTTCATAGTATCGCAGAGGCTGTTCGAACTTTATTTCCGAATACGGATAAATTCAATAGTCTATGTGCTACGATTTCAAGTTGTGCTGGCGGAAAAGGAAAACGAGTCAATAAAATCTATACTGCAAAATATAAGCGCTAGGGATTCGATGCGCACATTAAACTCCGTGAATCTGGGAAACTCTTCTGAAATGAAGACAACCCTAATCCAAGCTTCGCAGAAATGCGTCGAAGGATCAACGACTAAATATAGTAACCTGACCGAGCGGTGTCGAAGGCGAAATATTCACGAGTGCGGAGAATGTTTTTATGCCTACCAGGACTAAACGAAACATTAAGATATAGTCTGAACTCTATGGTGACATAGAGAAGCAAAAGATAAAGAGCTTTTGCGATAACATTTTGGCGAATCCCCAGCTTCTTCAGGCATGTATGGAGCTTATCTTAACTCAGAGATATGGTCCGTCGTGGAAGTTTCCTGACAAGACTACCATTTGTCTGACCAATAATCCCGATGACGGAACTAATAATGTCAACTCTCTGGATGAAGCGCAGCGTACTCGCTTCATGAACTTTGAATTGACTTATGACCTTAACTCCTGGATGACCTGGGCAGAGAAGAATAATATTGATGGTCGTTGCATTAATTTCGTTGCATCTTATTCTGATGAGTTGTTCAACGCGGATGATGAAGGCAACCGAATCTGTAATCCGCGTTCCTTCGTGATGTTCGCCAACATGATTTCGGGTATCAAGGATTGGGACGATGCGGACAGCCTGTCCTTCATCAATACCATCGCTCGTGGCTGCTTCAAGGATAACGGACGATTCTCTCAGATGTTCACTCTGTTCCTGCGCAACAAGATGCATTTGCTTATCCAGCCCAAGAAGATGCTTCTGGGCGATTGGAACGAAATTAAGAATACGCTCGACCAGACTTTATATGATTCTAACGGTCAATATCGTCCGGACATTGCTTCCCTTCTGGAGCGTCGTTTCGTGTCCTATGTGGATGCATGGCTGGATTCGCCCGACAAGACGCCTATTGAGAAGGTCAAGAAACGCATCATCGATTTCCTTGACGTGGATCAGAACGGTGGTCGCCGGTTCTTTACCAAAGACCAGTTCTATCACATGATCAAGACTATCACTTCGGAGCATAAGCGTCAGACAAGTCAACTTCTGTATGAACCCAAGATTGCAAAAATTATCAGCTAATGACATATTTCAGAGCAATTCATTTTGACCGACTCTTTTCTGGCTCGGTTGGTATTGACTATCAAGGCGACATCAATATTCGAAGCTGGGAAGAGAAGTCAAGAGATATCAAGGGGAGGGTGGCGTACCTTCCCCTTGATTATTATTCCAGACAGAGCGTCAAGGAATGTCTGGCAGCAGAAGATAATTCATCAGCCGTATGGCCCAAGACGGGAAAGAAACTCTGGATCTGTAAGGAAAGCCGCATTCCGCGTGCGCTGCTTCGTAATTCGGATTATAAGATTACGATTGACAAAGAGAATGCAGATTACATTGTTGTTCCCGAACTGACGGATGATGAAGTGTCGCAACGCGTAGACGATTTAATTTATATCAGAACGAATTCTGTCGGAACGTCCTTGTTCTATCTCACATTCAACCGCGGATATGAGTATCAGAACAGCAAAGAGAAGACCGATGAGATACTGCCCAAGATTGAAGCGGCGCTTAAGGAAAAGTTCTGCATATTCGAAGATGAAGATGTCCTGGAGCTGATTCATCATCCGGAATATGACATGACAACCGTGTATTTCGTTAAAAATACTCCGGAGATCGAGCAGATTCTGACAGGGAATATGGTGAAAGACTATATCGTGGATACCCGAATCAGGATTACCGCACCTACGGAGATGACTGCGGAAGCGCTTCAGATTTGGAGCAAGATGGAAGATGGACGAGAGATGATGGCAAAAGCAGTCATTGCAAGCGATTGGCAGAATCATCCTGTTACGACTTGTGTTTTCCTGAACGCCTATAATCTGCGGTACTATGGCGGAGAGCAGTTGAGATACGTTCAGAAATGCGTCAATTATGCATATTATGAGCGTAACAGCACTTTCCCGGCAGAACTGATTGTTCAGCCGGAAGACTGGAACCTGCTTCAAGACTGGCTGATGCTTCGTGCGGGGATGGGCCCTGAAGGGGGATTCAAAGTCCAGCGCGGAGAAGGTGATACAAAATTCATCCGATACGCCGAATGCATCAAGCCGTTACATATCTCGGAGCCCATGCAATTCCAGGATATTGAAGCCAGATTGAAAATTTAACAGATTTTTCTTGCACAAATGAAACATTGTTGTTACATTTGCTAAGAATCAATGATTTAACACACATAAAACAGATAAATAAGGGGGAGAGAAATCAAAAAATCGTTTATAGCTGCCAATTCTTGGATACAAACTCACTGGTTTAAGTCTGACCTAATTCAAATAGCCTCTCCCCCTTTTTATTAATAACTACACAATGAAATCACTGAAAGATTATTCCCTAAATATGTCCGAAAAGGACTATCACGCGTATCCTGCGTGGTCATATTCCATGATTGCGCGTTATGCCCGTGAGGGATTTGGCGCGATTGCGACGCTGCATAATCCTGTTGAACAGAATGATTCCATGCGTTTTGGTTCTCTGTTTGACTGTATGTTAACGCGTCCGAAAGACGTCATGAATGAATTCACGGTTGGGACGAAGGTGCCCCCTGCAGAAAAAGCCGTTCTTGATGCGCTTGTGCAGATTTCCAGCGCTGACAAATATATTGAAGTAACGGACAATGAGCTTGAAGCAGCTATTGCTGCCGCCAATTATCAACCTCGATGGAAATTCCAAACGCAGAAAGAACATATTGACGAGTTCGGAAGCTATTATGACATCTGCAAATCTGGTAAGACTATCGTGTCTGAGGAAGATTGGCGTGATGCCGTTGATATGTATAACGCCATCAAGAATGACGAGTATCTGTCGCAGCATTTCTGCCGTAAATCTACGGAAGAGGTAGAATTCATCTATCAGTCACAGTTCAAGATTGACTATCTGACCGGTAATCACGGTATGGTCGAACTCAAGATTATGCCCGATTTGCTGGAAGTAAATCATACCGAGAAGACTATTCAGCCCTGGGATGTCAAGACCAGCTCTGTGCCGGCTTATGATTTTGTTCAGCATTTCGTGAAATTTCGTTATGACATTCAGGCGTCGCTGTACTCAGACGTGCTTCAGGCGATTATCAATAAGATTCCCGAATATAAAGACTATAAGATTTTACCCTATCTATTTATGGATATCAGCCGCACAGACAAAGTCCCCGTGACTTATGAATATGACCCGCATTCTGATACGCAGGATGGAGGGCTCTCCTTTGAATCCAACGGACGCACACTTAAGTATAAAGGTTATCGCCAGCTTCTGGATGAGATTCTGGAGTATGAAATTACGATGACCAAAGTACCAAGTTATATCACTACCGTCGGTCCGAATGATTTGATTTCGCTCTTAAACACCAGGTAATAATAAAACTTATACCAATGGATGTAAAGATGCCAGTATATTGCCGAATCAAAGGCAAAGAATATTTCGGATGGACGCTCTATTCCAGCTGTAAGTCATGGACCTATGAGCGTATCGAACATAAAGAGAATCTGATTGCTGTTGGAACAGACATGATTGAGCAGATGGCAAATCTGGATTCCAGGTTACTTGATGATACTTTTGTTCCGCAGCATGGTTCGGAGATCCATCTTGTTCCGGGCTGTCCCGTTGGCGTCGCAGATGTACGTAAGAATTATAAACTGAAACGCAAGGCAGACGAAGGAACATGTAATGTGTTCTCGCCATATAAAGGTCAGTATGGACATTTCTGGAATACAGGCTATGCTATCATTCCTTCGGAGAAAGCAATTGTACTTTCCAATCGGACTATATACAGTATGGACGAGATGGACATCTATCAGGCGTTACAGCATTTCTTCCCGAACAAATGGAAAGTAAATCCCTGCCCCGGAATGCCTGACGTAGATATATATGCAAAAGATCTCCCGATAAGCTATACGGATCTTCCGGAGTCATGGTTCAAGCTGATTACCGGACAGCTCCAGAAGCCCTGCATTTCGTATAAGAAGTTGGAGTTCAAGACGGATAACGAGGTTAATACCGACATTCTGTATCTTGTTTACAAGACCGGAAAGCAGCGGTTCAGCGCCGATGCCCAGAAAGCATTCCACATCCAGCTCTGTGCTTTGAACGAGCACAACTGGCGGGATTATCCAGGCACACTGAGCATTCTGATGAAGGATATGCTGTATACAAAATATAATTCATCGTATTGCTATAACGATTTGTCGTCGAAGTCGGGCTTGCCAAAAGCCGTTCAAGAGATGGTAAGAACAGGAATGCAGTCAGACGTACCGTTCGCTTCGAGCAAAGACGCGCAGATGGCCCAGAAACTAATCAAGATGGTTGTCGAAATCCCGGAAGACAAACAGTTCAGTACGATTCAGGAACTCGCCATGAAGTTCAACGAACGGAAAATCAACTTCAACTGTTTCTATAAGGCTTTCGATAACATCGTAAAGTTCAGACCTAAAGAATTTAAGAATGAGAGTTAAGATTGAAGAGAAACATTCTTTACCATTAATCAGCATATCGGGAGCGGGAGGGCGCTATGCCCTCCTCGACACCGGTTGTGACAACACTATCGTATCTGCAGATAGTGATAATATAGATGCCAAGATTTCAGTAGTCGGATTTGGCGGAGACAACAAATGGCCTGCAGAAGCCGGAAAGATAACAATCACATTAATAGACGAGAATGACGTGCCCTTCGATGTTGAGTGTAACGCATATCAAGTGAGTTCGGACTGCTTTAAGCCGATGAAAGACAATGACCTTTCAGATGTGATTATGATTCTTGGCGCCAACTTCTTTAATAAGTATAACGCCAAGATTGACTTTGAGAATAAGATACTGACATTAAACGACTGACAGATGATATACGTCACATATGAAGATTTGTGTAGAGACGTGCGCGAGAATCTGAATAAGATTCCGCGTGACATATGTGGCGTTATCGGATGTCCCAGAAGTGGAATGATAGCGGCGACCATGATTGCCGAATATCTCAATGTCGGGCTTTCTGCGCCGGATGCCGTGATTGATTCCGGATCTGTTCGTAACGCTCTTTCCGCTCATGGACGAAGAGGACTTCGGGAGATAGGCAGTAATAAGCTGCTTGTCGTTGATGACACCTGCTGTCGTGGAGGATCGCTTGCTGCAGTCAAGCAGAAATTAAGACATTCCGCGTTTAACAGTTATCAACTTATCTATCTCGTAGTCTATCTCGAAGGCAAATGCGACAAGGACAGACCGGATATTTGGTTGCGCGACATCCGTGAAGAGGCGAAGGACGGACCCTTTGGCTGGGCTATTTATGAATGGAATCTGTTTGCACATGGCAGATTGACGGAAAGAACATTATTCGACCTTGATGGGGTGATATGCGAAGAACCGCCAGATGAGCGCAAAGTAGATGAGTATGAGGCATACATACAGAAGCCTATACAAAAATATTTGCCAACGGGAGACATTCATATATGTACTTATAGGCTGGAGAAATACCGGAACTATACATTAGCCGGACTTGCTACGCTTGGTATTAATAAATGCAACTGCAAGATGGCGACAGGACGGGACATTCCGTCTTGGAAGTTTAAGGCGGATATATATATGGATAGTCAATGGTTGCTCTTTGTTGAGTCTTCAGACGGACAGGCAAAGAGAATTGCAGAAGCAACTGGAAAGCCGGTTATATGTATTGAAACAAATAAAATGTATTAATATGGACACTTACAAAGAGAAATACGAAGCTATTATGAGCGACATTGATGCCGCGATTTTGGGCGCAAGAGATGAGAAAACTAAAATAACTCTTGAGAACATAAAGTCCCGGAATACCGAGAGCGAGGACGATAGGATAAGGAAGATGCTTTTTGAATTCTTCAGTATTAAAAATGGCGAAGAATTTAAGTGGAACGGCTTTTATATAAAGGACATTCTCGCTTGGCTCGAAAAGCAGAAACATAATCAAATTTCTGATGAGATTAAAACTAAAAGGTCAGAACGAGTCTTTTTTTACCAAGGGAAAGAATGCTCTTGGGAAGAGATGCCCATCAAAGAGAGAAAACACAATTATCCGTATTATTTTGATGGCGATATAGATTGTTACCCATTTGTTCCCAAAAAGCAGAAAGAGCGCCAGGATAATCCTGACGCTCACGAAGACTCTTGGCAGGGCGAGATTTCTTCGTCACGCAAAGATACGAAATTTGATGACTATCTCAAAGCGACACCAGCCGAAAGGAGAAAGATGAAGATGACAGAGATTCTCGACGAGCAGAAGCCCGCAGAGTGTCTAAAGCCCGAAAAAGGTTACTGGTATGTCTGTATAAAAGATTTTTATTGTGGCGGTAAAAAGCAAAATTCAAAGGGTGATTTAGTGCAGGCTAAAGGTGGTATGTATATGATGGGTAGAGAAGATATTTCGGAATGGTTTAGAAAAGCATACTATGATGAAATTAAGACCGCAGAGTGGAGCGAGGAGGATGAAAAACGGATTCAACGCATCTGTGACTTCTTATGGAAGAATCGGAAAGGAGATACTGATACCATTTACCAAATTGAAAAGGATGCTGACTGGCTCAAATCCCTCCGTCCCGACAGTTACAAAAAATGTAATAGTCGATGGAAGCCCAGCGAGGAGCAGATGGATACTTTGAAAGAAATCTTAGAGATGAGAGATTACTATCTTCCATATAGGAAGGCTCTATCGTCGCTTTTCGAAGACCTCAAAACGCTACTGAAAGATGGTACCAGATAAGATTTATACAACACCAGTCGGGACTTATGATACGAAACATATCCCGGATTTACAGGATAAAATCTACATCCGCAAGGACTTCCTGCTGGAGTGGGCGAAAGAGAAGAATGCCCGACTCGACGGAACGGGAGGTGATTATACTGAAGGGTATCTTCACGCGATGATTGATTTAATTGACAAACTCGAATCAATATGAGATGTAGAAAAACAACGAGCATCCTTGTCAAGCACATATACTTGCTTCCCTGTATTGAATACCTAATCGACTACAATTTACGATTCTTGATAATTCGTTTTATCGTATGGGAAATAACATTCAGATTATAACAACAGCACACGAAGCAATAGCCGCGATTAAGGCCGAGGTTAAACGGCGGATGGATGCCTACAATGTGTCCATTGAAAAGTACGCAAGAAAGCAGAAATCTTTAAAGTCAGAAAGGGATTCGTGGAAGTGGGCTGAATGTAAATCTTTTCTCGCCTTCCTTGACACTATCGAATCGGAAGAGAAAGCGGTGGACATAGCGGATGCATATTCTGACTATATGGATGACAAAGATGATTTTTTGTGGAATGGAGAACAACTGTATGACCTTGCTCTTCATTTCTACGACCTCGGATGCCGTCATACTGCCGTGATGTACGATGAAATCGAGTACAACAGGCAGAGGTCGGAAGAAGCGGGGAATGAGGAGTTCGAAAAAGAGTTACACCAATATTGGTTAGAGCAAAAGCAAAAGGGAGTAATAGTTGATGGTAGTATAGACGACTATATCACCGTACAAGAAGTCGCCCGCCACTTCGCGGAGTGGGGAGCAAAACACCAAAAAAAGTAAGAATATGGATTGGACAAACTTTTGGCTATTCATGATTGTCCTTGCCTTATGGGGCGTTGCATCCGAGATACACGGGACGAGAGGGAAAAATGAAAATAACTCTGATGAACAGAACACTTAAAACGATAGAGAGATGAAATGGGAATATTACACTGTTGCGATTATAGGAAGCGCTGTTGATGTTGAACAGAAACTCGACGAGTTTGGAGAGAAGGGATGGGAACTATTTGAGAGGGAGGGTAATGATTTCTTGTTCAAGAGACCTGTTCCAGAACTCCCCGAAGGTCTGGAGGAAGCGGCAAAGGAATATCGAGATTTTCGAGAGAAATGTGGCGTCAATGACCCGGTAATGCTGGATGAAATTGAGGAAGCGCACTACGCCGGATCGGAGTGGATGGCAGAGCATGGGGAAAGCCATGAAGGTGTTGTTACTGATGACGGAATGTTCATTAAGTTCAAGGATGACAAGTGGATGGAAATGATTGCCCTTGACCCAACACTTGGGCTCAAACCTCCATTCAAACTTAAAGATGGTGACAAAGTAATCGTACAAATCAGACGCAAGATATGACAGATCAAGACAAGAAACTACTTCAGCAGTTCCCAGTGTATGACGGGAAGCCCGAACATCTTGTCGGCTCAAGAAAGTATTGGGAGTATGTGTTCGAATCCGAGACCAACCGTGACCCAGAACTCCACACCGCCTTTGATGAGTTACACCACAGGATTGTGAACGAGGTCATCCAGTTCTGCAAAGAACACAACCTCGATGTGGATGAGTTCAGCATCAAGGCCGACGGATTGTTAAACAGCCGAGACTTCGGGAAATGGGGGCCGGGAACCGATAGTTCAATGGCCATGTGGCAAGAAGATAGAGACAAACCATTTCTGTACGAGATATGAGCAAGAGAATCACCATCACCCACACCGAAGATGTCAGTTGTCTGGACGCGGTAAAAATGGTCAAACTCGCTATCGAGAATGGCATAGAAAAAGGCGAATGTATAACATTCTCCAACGACCTCGCGGTGGATATGTCGAAGGACACGAAGTTCCCGTCCTATTATGTATGGAAAATTAAAAACCATTGAGATATGAGCAAGAGAGCAGAAAAAGCCGCGTTGAAACTATTCCCTATCCAGATGGGACTTGTGCCGCTGCAAGACGGAGACACCGTTGAAGAAGATGTCAATCGTTGGAAACGAGTGTTTGCCAAGATTGGCTACGAGCAGGCAGAGAAAGATGTCTGGGATAGAATCGAAAAGTATCTCTCCAATCGCAATCCAACTGATTATGCTACCGTAGGGTGGATTCTAAAGAACATTGAAGAATACAAGAAGAAAATAATGGAGGAAGAATAATGAAAGAAGGAGAACCGCTTATTAAAGGCAAAGAAGCCTTAGCAGATGCGTATGCAGATAGTCGTAGCAACTATCCATTAGACAGGTGGGAAGCTCTTCATGATGGATATTTACAAGGGTATAAAGATGCCGAGAAAGACATCAAAGAACGCATACTTGAACTCATCGAAGAGGAAGAAAAGTTCTGGGATGATGGGGAAATGATTTTTCGTAAGTTAAAAAAAGAACTGAATGAGATATGAGCAAAGCAGAAATACTTAAAAAAGTTCGGAATCGCGTAGAAACTACTGCGGTAAATCGAATGGGCTGTTCGGAAGACTGGTATGATCCGTTCTATGCCATGAAGGAAGTCTTCGGGATAGAAGAACTTGAAGACATGTCCGAGAAGGAACTGAATGACCTTGTTCGGCTTGGAGGCGGAATCTCGGCTGCACTATATTAAGATTAAGAACATGAGCAAGAAAGCAATAGAAGCCTCATTAAAGGCTTATCCGCAAAAAATGCAAAGCATCGGTTCGTCTTGGATTGATCTAAATGAAAGCGATAGGATGAAGTATCAAGCTGGTTATGAACGAGCAGAAGCACATGCCCGATTGGATATAGCCAAAAACAGGACGGAGAGCTGGTGTAATGGCTATGACGAGGGGTACAAAACAGCAAAAATAAACCTTGGCTGGCACTCCGTGGAGGAATGTCTGCCGGAGATTGACGAGGAAGTGATCGTGCTGACTGATGAGTTAAATACTGCACCAATCTACAAGATTGCTTTCGGGCATATCGTAAACACGGAAAGGTGCATTGATTACAACGGCTGGAACATCCCAGGGGTTCGCTACTGGATGCCCTGCCCTAAAATACCGGAGGAGTAGATATGAAATGGGAAACAATAAAATACGAGTTGCGAGAATTCCAAGAAGATCTCGCCATAGAGGGTGACATGTATTTTTACCATAACGGGAAGTTGGAAT